TTAGTCATAGAACAGATTATTCAATAAGATTTTATAATGGCACTGGTAATAACTGGTCTGCAATACTTAATCCTAGCATTAATGATGGAACTAACGCTTCTGCGCTATCATTTAAGGTAGCTACAGGTGAAGCACTTCGTATAGATACTGCTGGCGAAGTAACAAAACCAAAGCAACCAGCATTTATTGTTAGGTATTCTGTTAATGAAACCACTTGGAATGTAGCGACAGACGGTTGGACAAAAATTCCTTTTGACGAAGAAAATATGGATAGGGGTGGTAATTTTAATACTTCTACTAGTGAATTCACAGCACCAGTTGCTGGTACGTATCTGTTCGGAGCAGAATTACAATTAGAAGCTCCTAATGGAATTAGTAGCGGTTATCTTACAAGTGGATCTAATTGGATGTATATTACTTTCATAGTAAATGGTTCTACAACATTGGTTGAAAGTGAAGGTGGAACTAGAACTGATGCTAATTTCAATTCGATGTATAATTCATATAATCCCACTCACCTATTGCAATTAGCTGCTGGCGATACAGTTTGTATGTACCGCAATGGAAACTATTCTACTATTAAATTTAAAGGTGGTGGCGAATCTGTTTTCTGGGGATACTTGGTAGGATAAATAGAGCTGTTGTATTATGTGGGAGATATGTCAGAAGAAGTAAAGAAAGAAGAACCTAAAAAGAAAGGTATTCTTGGTAAACTGAAAGAAGCAGCAGACGATAAGGAAGAACAACTTGCAATTCTCTCTACCTTTGTCCGTCTTGGTATTCTTGTTTGGTCTGGTGGTATTCTTACTCTGGCGTATATTAAACTACCTCCTGCTTTGGGAATCCCTGAGCAGAAACTCGATCCAACTTTCATAGCTTCGGTTTTTACTGGAGTTTTAGCCACTTTTGGCGTTCAAGCAGCAAAGAAAGCAGGAGATGGTGGCGGTAATGGTGGTGGTATCACCAAAGAACAGATGGAGAGACTGATTGAGAAGGCAGCACAAACTGCTCCTTCACAAACAATTAGAATCGAACAAGCACCTGTTAAGATTACGACCTCGGATAAAGATGACACTTACAAAATGTAATTACTATGCAAAAAATTATTAACGCAATCGCTATTCTCAGTGGTGTAGTATCACTCACAGTTGTGGGTGGTGGAACATATCTTTATATGAATAAAGATACACTGGTAGAAGATGCTAGAGGAAAAATTACAAAGGCAGTAACTGAAGCAGTTGCAGGTTCACTTCCTGGTTTAGTTAGTGGTTCTATGCCAGAACTACCTAGTCAAACTGGTGGAGCTATTCCTGATATTGGTGGTTCTGCATTGCCATTCTGATCATGACTAAACTAAAGATTGTTGCTGCTACTGTTGGAGGTTTATTCGCAGTAGCACATATCGGATTGTTAGGTTATGTATTCAGAAGACCAAATATTCCACAGGTTCCTGCTATCAATATTCCCCATGGGGAGTATTCATCTTATAGTATCAAAGCAGGTAAAGATGGATACCAAATTGATTTTAGAGCAAACGATCCTGCTATCTTAGAATCTGAACAAACACTAGATCTTTTAAAAAATAAGAAAGGACTGTTTGGTGGTGGTATAGAAGACCGTCTAGAATATCGTCGTGATCAATTCACTATGGATGGGTTTAGAAACCTAGGAGGTGCAACTAATGAGCAGGGAAAGTCTGCAAAAGAAGTAGAGTGCATCGTGGCGGACGCTGGCGCACGGAGTCAAGGTGCAATGGCAGGTAGTGCTATCGCTGCTGGTGTTGCTGTTCCTGCCCTTTCTGGCATCCCCTATGTGGGTTGGTTAGCTGGTGGTTGGGCGTTACTTCTAGGTAACAAAGCAGGATCTGAGGCAGGATCACAAATTGGTAGTGTATTCAATGATTGTTGATGGAAATTCCTGAAATTAGATTGAAGGGAGGGGAGATTGATACTATCAAAATCCCTTTCACTCCTGATTATTTGTTAGATCCACCTCAAGCAATTCCAATCTATCCACCAATAACTGGTGAAATTGGTGTTCCTATTGTAGACATTCCTGGTTGTGTGGAAGCACATGATGTGGATGAAAACAATATGCTTGAGACTGCTGACCCAAAAGGTGTCAGGACATATTGTGATGCTGGAGTGCCATCTTATAATCCTATTGATTATAATAAAGATGAACTGCAGTTTACAGGAGAAGCAGAAGTACCTCCTGTGAGATCACCAGAATCACCAGAGGTAGATTCACCTAAAATACCAAAGGATACTAATACTGCTTCAATAAAGTGTCCTACAGAAGCACAACAACTGAAGGAACCTATTGGTACGTTAGTAGATAACGGAACTAAAAAAATTATTGAGTATAGATTGGTTGGAAAAGAATGTATACCAATCAAAGAAGAGATTACTGTTGTTGATCAATTTATTAAAGGAATACCATCTACAAACCAAGTGACAACAACAGCATCAATTGCTATCGTAGCAACTGCAGCTGCGACTGCCACTCCTTTCCTATTGAAAGTTGTTAAACCAATTGTTAAACAGATCATTAAAAAAGTTAAGAAGTTATTAGGAAAAGAACCTCCTAAACTATCTTCTAGTGAAATTCAAACTAATAAGTATAGAGAGAAGAGAGGATTACCTCCTTTCAAACTACCCAAAAAATAATTTTAAAAGAACGTGACAAACTACAAAGAAATTGATTGGCGAGAAGATTATAAAAAGTACACCAACGACCCGAGAGATCTTCGACGTTTAGAAGAGGGTGCAACAAGTTTGGCACAGTCATGGCATTTACAAGCCATGTTTTATAGATGGAAGAAGATTGTGGGTATCAATCACCAATAGAGATAGGAAGACCTAACACTGATGCATCAGTGCTAACTTTGGGTTTCGCATTAGGAATCTTATGTACATGTGGAACCATAAAGTTTACACCTTGTACTTGAACGTCTGCACATATCCTTGCATATTTTGTACCAGGTGCGAATCGAATTCCAGATTTCATTAACTCCCCACAATTTTTAAGACGAGCTATCTCAAAGTCTAATCTTTTATTAGCATTAGCTTGTTGCATCAAAGCAATGTTAGACTGTGCTGCTTCTTTACATAACTGCTGTAATTTTTTATCTCTTGGAACAGACCATGTTGCACTGATACCAACGGATAAGTTGTAATTATCTTTCTGTCCAGTTCTAGTTGGTTGCATCCATAATATGTCACCAGGATTATCAGGTGCTCCATCCTCATCCATGTCTCTCATGTCATAGACAGGAGTATCAAAGAAATCTTCATATGGTTTTTGTGCTGATGCACTACCAGTAATGAATGGTGTAAAGTTTACAGTTTCACCTTGACACTGAATACCAGCACCATAAGTATTAGTAATATATGGTCCTTGTAAAACCTGAATTGCCTGGTTGGTAACTGAGCCTGAGCTATTTGCTACGGGAGATGCGGTTGCACTTACACCCCCTACAGTTTCCGCCCGAATGGCAGGGACAGTTGCAAGATTTGTTAGACATAGTGTTATTGCGAGAAGATACTTGTTGTGTCGGTTACGCTGGTAACCTCTGTTACTCTTTCGATAATCGTATGATTCTGAAGACCTGGTCCGTTGTATGTAGTTGTGAACTGAAAAGCTTCGCCTGGTGTTGTCTGTGTAAACGTTGGCGTGCTGTTTACTCCTGTCCATGATGATGTCACTCCATTAATAGTTACGTTGTTAGAACCTGTACTTGGTGCTAGGTTCCCACTTGCAGTTACGCCTGATCCAGTGACAGAATATTGATATCCTGTCGCATAGTCCATGCTGTTTATAGTTTCAGTTACTTTTGAGCTCGTCTCGGTGTGGCTGGTCATACTTCCCTGTTGAAAATTTGGGACCACGGGGACCGCCAGAGCAGCGACAGGAATAAGACTCACTCCCACCACAGACATCACAATATATGTGGTTGTCTTTCCAAAAAGGGTCATTGCGAATTTCCTCCATTAATCAATCACAGTGATCTCAGAGACGAATTGTCCTGTTGCCGTAGTGCCAGCTCCACCAGCTGTAATTCCGATGACATTTGCACTAGTGATAGTACCTGCTAGAGCACCAGCAGCTCCAGCTGTGTAAGAAGTTACACTACTAAAGTTTGGAACTGCACCTACTGTAGGAGCAGATGATGGTACTGCATCACCTGCAGTGTATGATTGACTGAAGGAGAAAGCAGCGCCTGCTGTGTCTTGAGTAGCAGCAATAGTACCAGGAGCATATACTCCAGAAGTAATAGTGCCAACAGAGACTGTTCCTGCTGTGTTACCATCGGTAGTATCAATATTTGAACCAGAGATACTGAATGAGGAACCGATTCTTGAAGCTTGAGACATTGCAGCATCAACGTTGAGTTGAACACTCGATGCGTGTTTAGTAATAAGTCCACCTGCTTGTGCAGCACTGGTGGTCATCAGTAGCATAACGATAGGAAGGAATTTCTTCATAGCGCATATAATTTGGATCCGTATTTATTTATCAAATCAACTTATGTTCGCAATAAGCAATATTAATTTTGATAGGGGCTTGACAAACCTTAATGTTTGCTATATAGTATTGTAGTATTTCTTTACAAAAGACAAATGACTGTAACAACTGAAGACGGCGGACGCACTAACATGTTTGCACAGGAACCTTCCATGTCCTATGTTGACAACTATGATGGATATGGTCCTAATGCTGAAAAACTCAATGGTCGTCTAGCTATGATCGGGTTTGTTGCTGGCATTATTTCTTATGTAACATCAGGAAGCTTCTTTTTCTTCGGAATCCTAGGGTTCTGATTCAATACACAAAACAACACACAATTAACACACAATAGGTACACTATCATGACTCCAGAAGCAGAACGTTTTAACGGTTGGGCAGCAATGCTTGGTTTCGTAGCAGCAGTTGGCGCATACGCAACTACTGGTCAGGTTATTCCTGGCATTTTCTAATGAATAGACACCCAGTGCCCCTTAAGATAGTGCCATACATCTTTATGTTGGCACTGGGGACTAGTACACTTACAACGGCAATAATTTAATGGAACTAGTAACAGAATCATATCCATATTGGAAAGCTATATTATGGTGTCTTTACCCTATGGCATGTTTAGTTGCTATTGAATTATTCTTACGTTTAGCAAACCAAGATGATGATGATGACGGCAGTGATGGAGGACTAATGACTCCTGTATTTGCACCATCAGCATCTTAGTGATATAATTAGAGGGGAACACCCCCTCTTTTTTTATGAAAAATTTTATTGAGGTATATGATAATGCTTTGAGTTCTGATCAATGCAAAAGAATCATTGATTACTTTGAATCATCCGATGAAAAAAAGCGTGGCGTTGTTGGATCAGCTGATACTTTTAAAGTAGACATAGCTAAAAAAGATAGTACTGATATATTTCTTTTGTTTTCATATGAGAATGAGATAACAAAGATGATTCACAATAGTCTTTATGATAATACTAAAAAATATGTAAAGACCCATAAGGATTGTTGTAAGGTAGCACCATGGGCACCACAGAATGATTTCAACATACAAAGGTATCATCCAAAGCAAGGATATAAAGATGTCCATTGTGAACATAGTACAAAGGAAGACACTACAGTCTTGGCGTGGATGTTCTACTTAAACACTGTTGAAGATGGTGGAACATTATTCACTAGCTATGATCTAACAACAGATTGTATTGAAGGTAGGTTAGTTATATGGCCAGTTTATTGGACACACTGTCACCGTGGTATAACTAGTAAGACCAAAACGAAATACATTGCAACAGGTTGGACTTGTTTCATATGAAGACTACTACTTTTCACATATACAAAAAAGGAACGAACGAAGTTATCAAATGCGACTTAACAATAGATGAATTGGAACAAATGCTATCAGAAAAACAAATAGATTGGTCACACTGGGAGATCCAACCATGCTATACTGAGTACAGTGCTGAAGATGCATCGTTCTGAAATTAAAAAGCATCTCAAGTTTCTTAAGGATCTCAAACGAGACTTAAAAAGAAACCCAAAGCACAAGGTCCCCAAGCACCCCTTCAAAGATAGGTATAAACGCTCATCTTTTAGGGGTTGACGGATTCCTCTCCACCTGTTATTATAAATAGGTAAACAAATGTAACGATCCCGTTTGGATTCCGTGACATTGATACGACGCCTTACCAAGACTAAACAGCGTCATTAAATAACAGTCTTTCATACCTCCGCCTGAGGGTGGCGAAGGAATATCATATCAGTGTTTCCCTGCACTCATACCTACCCTAATTTCAATGTCTACAACTCTTTCAAGGCAACAATCCCAATCCTCATGGAATAACTTCTGTGACTGGGTTACTTCCACCAGCAATCGTCTGTATGTCGGTTGGTTCGGTGTACTGATGATCCCAACTCTGTTGGCGGCAACCATCTGTTTTATCGTCGCTTTCGTAGCGGCACCTCCTGTCGATATCGACGGGATTCGTGAACCCGTAGCTGGTTCACTCATGTATGGTAACAACATCATTTCTGGTGCTGTTGTGCCCTCCTCCAACGCAATTGGTCTTCACTTCTACCCTATTTGGGAAGCAGCAACTCTTGATGAGTGGTTGTACAACGGTGGTCCATTTCAATTAGTAGTCTTCCACTTCCTTATCGGCATCTCTGCTTATATGGGTCGTGAATGGGAACTTTCATACCGTCTTGGTATGCGTCCATGGATCTGCGTAGCATACTCTGCACCTGTTGCAGCAGCGTTCGCAGTATTCTTAGTATATCCTTTCGGTCAGGGGAGTTTTTCTGATGCTATGCCTCTTGGTATTTCTGGTACTTTTAACTATATGTTCGTCTTCCAGGCAGAACACAATATTCTTATGCACCCGTTCCACATGCTCGGTGTTGCTGGGGTATTCGGTGGATCTCTTTTCTCTGCTATGCACGGATCTTTGGTTACTTCTAGTCTCGTCAGAGAGACAACAGAAACTGAGTCCCAGAATTATGGTTATAAGTTCGGTCAAGAAGAAGAAACATATAACATTGTAGCTGCTCACGGTTACTTTGGTCGTCTTATCTTCCAGTATGCTTCTTTCAACAACTCACGTTCACTCCACTTCTTCCTAGCAGCATGGCCTGTAGTCGGAATCTGGTTCACTGCTCTTGGTGTTAGCACCATGGCATTCAACCTCAACGGTTTCAACTTCAACCAGTCCATCTTGGATGCAAATGGTAAAGTTCTCCCTACATGGGCAGACGTATTGAACCGTGCTGGTCTTGGTATGGAAGTCATGCACGAGCGTAACGCTCACAACTTCCCACTGGATCTAGCTGCTGCTGAGTCAACTCCTGTTGCACTCACCGCACCTGCTATCGGTTGATCACTCAACCTGTGGTATAATAAAGGGGGTCTACGGACCCCTTTTCTTTTTGCTCTTCATAATTGTACAGTTTTATGTCTTTCTCTATTACTCTAAAAACTCCTGATGGGGAAACTATTATTCCATGTGAACCTGATCAATATATTCTAGACGCAGCAGAAGAAGCTGGTGTAGATGTCAACTACTCTTGTCGTGCTGGAGCTTGCTCTTCATGTGCTGGTAAGATTGAGAGTGGTACTGTTGATCAGAGCGATCAATCTTTCTTGGATGATGATCAGATTGCAGAAGGATTTGTTCTTACATGTGTAGCATATCCAACATCTGATTGTGTTGTTATTACTGATCAAGAGGAGAACCTTTACTGATGGAAAATTCTCTACTTGAAATTCTGACTTACTATGTGATCGGTGGTGCTTTAATCATCGGTCCTCCTGCGATCTTCCTTATCATTGCTATGATGGGTGCTATCCAAAATACCAAGGGTCGTATGGTCGGTTACAAAGACCACAAAACTTATGGTGATATCTCATTCTATGAGAATGCACCAGTTGATCAAAGCAAATTCTATTTGGAACTTAAAAACTAAGGTAAATAAAAATGACGACAAGTACACTAAACATTCCACAGAGGGGGTGGTTCGATGTATTGGATGACTGGCTTAAACGAGATCGCTTTGTCTTTATTGGTTGGTCTGGACTACTTCTTCTTCCCACTGCTTATCTTGCCATTGGTGGTTGGCTTACTGGCACGACTTTTGTCACGAGTTGGTACACCCACGGACTCGCTACTTCCTATCTTGAGGGTGCTAATTTTCTTACGTCAGCTGTCTCGACGCCTGCTGATGCTATGGGTCATTCTCTTCTTCTACTTTGGGGTCCTGAATCTCAGGGGGATTTCGTCAGGTGGATCCAACTTGGGGGACTCTGGGCTTTTGTGGCTCTCCACGGTGCCTTCGCTCTCATTGGTTTCATGCTTAGACAGTTTGAAATCTCTCGTCTTGTAGGAATTAGACCGTACAATGCTATTGCGTTTTCTGGGCCTGTCGCTGTTTTTGTCAGTGTGTTTCTCATCTATCCTCTCGGACAGTCCAGTTGGTTCTTTGCACCGTCGTTTGGTGTTGCAGCGATATTTAGGTTCCTAC